ACTCTCATACCCGCTATTGATCTCCACGGTGATGGAGGGGGTAACGCTACCGACTTCTCCGGTTGACTCAACACCGGTTATATCTTCTTCAGGGACTACATATCCAACCTCGCCAGTGGCTTCCACGCCACTGATGGCAACAGAGATATTCGCCGTTGCTTCGCCAACCTGACCGTATGCCTGAACGAGCGGCATCCCTGCATAGCCACTGAACGGGGCAAAAGCAAATGGGGAGTCGCTGAACGCTCCGGCACTCTCGTATCCGCCATTGATCCCGATCTCACGGCTGGTGGTGAAATCTCCAGCAGCACCAGTGGATTCGACTCCGGTAAGGTCTACTTGTGGAACAATGTTCCCGGTCTCACCGGTGGCGGATACCCCAGATATTTCAATAGCTAGAGAGGCACTGACATCACCGATCTCGCCACGAGCGACCGCGCCGGAGGATGCGTCATCACCGCTAAACGCTGTCTCTGAGAATGCCCCGCTACTGAAGCCACCACTCGAAACGTAGGCGGTGATCGGAACTGTCAGGGATGGGGCTTGGGTGCCGACATCGGTTGTAGATTCGACTCCGGTAAGGTCTTCTTCAGGGACTACATAGCCAACCTCACCGGTTGTAGAGACACCCGTAATATCAACCGGGAAGGTAGAGGTAACGTCCCCAACCTCACCGACCGAGACGGCCCCGGAGTAGGAGGAGATGCCGCTAAATGCGTCTTCAGAGAATGCTCCGCTGCTGAACCCGCCGCTGGATACGTATTGCGTGATCGGGACTGACAGGGAAGGCGTAAGCGAACCGACACTAGTTGATAGCGATACACCGCTTATTTCTACGGTTGCTTCCGTCCCGACATTACCGACTTGGCCGGTGGCTATTACCCCATCTTCTTGCTCAGAGGTAGAGCCGGTAATATCACCAACAGCGCAGGTAGAAGAGACGCCCGTCAGTGCTATCGTGGTGCTAGGGGTTAGGCTACCAACGCTCCCGGTGGACTCGACGCCGGTAACGGCTATGTTGTATACGACATCGCCAACAAGGCCCAGCGCGTATACGCCGGGGTAGCCAACCGTGCCACCGAAGGGAATGTCCGAGAACGGAGAATCACTGAACGCGCCTAGCGCGTTACCCGTGCTGATAGGCACCGTGAGATCAACACCAAGCGTTCCAACCGCGCCGGAGCCGCTTACGCCGCTGAGTGCCACCGATCCTGATGGCAATACTGTCCCGGCTCCTCCAGTAGCTGATGCGCCGTTTAAACCAACATCACGGCTGGTGCCGACACTCCCAACAGCACTGGCTGACTCAACCCCGGATATAGGGACTGCGTAGCCAACGTCCCCCACCGCGCCGGTTGCTGAGACGCCGGTAAGAGTTACGGAGGACGATGGCGTCACACTACCGACAGCACCTGTGGCAGTAACCCCGGTGAGGGCTACATCTGTGCTTCCGGTGACATTGCCTACCGCGCCGGTTGCCGCTACACCAGTGATAGCTACGGATGTGCTTGGCGTTACGCTACCGACGCCCCCCGTGGACGATACGCCGGTGAGAGCAGCCTCGTAGGTGACTACCGCAACTAAATCGCCAACCTGACCCGTTGCAGAAACCCCGGGGCCACCGAGAGTCCCGGTAAACGGTATCGAAGAGAACGGGGAATCACTGAACGCACCATCAGCGCTGGATGATGCTGTGGGGACGGTAGTGGTTGGCGGAAGAGTCCCCGCACTGACGGTAGACGCAACGCCAGATAGCGCGACGGTATAGCTCAGGTTGTCTACAGCGCCGGTGGCCGCTACACCGCTGATCGCTATATTAGGATTTGGTGATGCAGTCCCTACACCTGCAGTTGCTCCAACGCCGTTTAAACTGGTAGTGGAGGTTACGCCAAGACTGCCTACCGCGCCGGTTGCCGCATTACCTGTGGCAGCTACGGATATTGAAGGCGAGACTGTGCCTACCGCCCCGCTGGCGGATACGCCAGATAGAACAACAAACGCCAGTACCGCTGCTGTGGCACTGAATGGCGCTGCTGAAAACGGGGCGTCACTGAACATACGCTACACGGGGGTTCCCCCGCGCCCCGGGTTACGCGAGTCGAATAAGAGCAGTCGCCGCTGCGTTGGCAGGCATGGTCAGCGTGAACGTGCCCGCAGTAACCGTCTGCGAACCAAACGTATGAACGCTCACCGCACGATTGGTCTGTGTGCTGTTGTAGATCAGCACCGCATCAAATGCCGTAGTCAGCGTCACAGTCGTGTAGGTAATGCTGGCCGTTGGCGTAGTAAAGCCGGTCGTGCCGCTGGTTGACGGAGCGTTCCACGCGGTGATGGCAACGCCACCAGCCGTGTAGTTGGTGCCCGACACTTCGTTGGTGGGCGTGTAGGCCGTGGCGGTAGCGTTCATCGTGGCTGATGCCAGATACAGTGCCGCTTTAAACGAGTCAGCCGTTGTTGCGGCCCGAATCGGCGCGGTGCCAAAATTGTGAGTTCCAGTGAGCAGTTCGCCCTTGAACGAAGTTGCCATTGCTTGGGTATTTGCCATTGCGGTTTCCTTTTCTGAGTTAGGCGATCATTGCTGCAACGCCATCTGCCAAAACATTCTTCTTCAGATGGACATGAACAGAACGGTGAACAAGTTCACCTTCAAGCCAGTATTCTATCCATCGAGTCATCTCATGGTCGTTGTCCACCATGCCTTCCTTCTTCTCCAGAAGGGACTCGTCCATCTCGCCTTTTGTCGTTGTCACTATCGCCATGCGTAGCCTCTTTGATGTTTAAACGTCGTGGTCATGCAAGCCTCAGAATCGCTGATGTGCTGGATGCTGTCGGGAACTGCACTTGGAACGTGGTAGTCGAGGTCTTGTCGGAACCGAAGTCTAAAACAAAAACCGCAGGGTTGGTCGTGCCATTATACTTGTAGACCAGCGCTCCGCGAGCGGTGATGGCACCAGACCAAGACGCATTCGAGAACGAGATATACGCCGAAGCGCCGCTACCCGTTTGAGCCCCGATAGTCGGGACTTGGCTGATAGTCAGGGTCGCACCACCTGCGGTATAACCAGAGTCCGTGACTTCCCCGGTAGCCGTGTAGGCGGTCGTGTCTGAGTCCAACGTCGCAGCGTTGGTATACAACGCGATCTTGTATACGTCCGTGGTTCCCGTGCCGAAGTCGTAGATGCCGTCCAGCAACCCGGTCTTGAACACGTTACACAGTGCGTTGCCGGTAAAGCTCATAGCCTATTGCCCTTACGGATATTAACCACAGCAGGAATTACTCGGAGGTTACTTGGCACATGAAGCCCAGACGCAGTTTTACCCTGCAACGGAACTATGTGATCTACATGCCATGAAAACCCAAGCGCCTTGGTACGCATTGCAGCCAGATCGTAAATCTCTCGGATTAACCATTGCTCTTCTGGGCCCACCCATCGTGGTGTGCGGTGGATTTTTGATAACCTACGCTTTACGGTAGCCGCTACCACCCTGCCTTTGTTTTTTGTCTTCGTACGTCGAGCGTATGCTTTTACAAGTTCCGGGTGTTCTGCGGCCCATTTACGCTTGGAGAACTCCACTAAATCTTTATTTGCCTCTCTATACGCCTTACCATACTCAAGCGCTTTTTTGCGCCGCACCGGGTCTTTATTGCGAAGCCCCCGGTGTTTAGCACCGTGTTTCTTGGATTGTAGGCGTTTAAACTCGATATCAGTCGCTTTTCGCGCTCTCAGCCACTCACGCGAACACTCAATACACCCACCAGACACCCATCGATGCCCATCAAGCTCCGGATGTTTGCGGCATACCCCGCCATAGCACTTATTGAGCCCTAATGCTTTCGCCTCTTTTCGAGTATACCGAGTCATAACACCGGCACCCTCGACTTCCCAGACCGGTATTGGTCGCTGGCTTCCATGCCATCGCCCAGACGCTTTGCCATCATCAACGAGTCCTGATATTTCTTCTCGTATGTGGCAATCATGTCGGCCTCACCTTTCATGAAGGTATACGCCTCCACCAGAGAGCCATACAACAGCACCGGATCAAAGTTCTCAGCAAGCCAGCTATTGCCACTCGCCGCGACTGTGACGGACTCAGGCACATAATAGTAATGTAGCTCCATTACATAGGCAGCGTCAGGCGTAGGCCCAAGAAGGAACGTCAGTTCAGTCTCGTCCGTGGATAGCGGGCCGAACATAGAGTAATACTGTGGCAGGCCAGTAACAGTCGGAACCGGATATGCCGCACGGATAAAGCTCACATCCTTGTTCAGCAAGAACTCATAAGCCCCGGTGCCATCCACCACCGCCATCGAAAAGACGGCGAGGAAGTCTGTTGGACAGTTCAGATACTTGTTGCTGGCCGTAGTAGAGCCGGTAACATTCTTCCGCAGAGCGGGGAACAGGACGGTGTTGTAGATTCGCTGTTCGGCCTGCGTGATGAAGATGTTGATCTGCTCGGCACTGGTAAGGGCAACCGTCGATCCGGTGCTACCAGTAAAGCTGGTAGATGGGAACTCATTCTCAAGATACCCCTTGATCGTTGTAAACAGTGTCGAGTAGTTCATGCTTCACCTCACGCCATCGGGCCGCGAGCGGTAGTCCCTTTGGTCGCAGCGCCAGTGCCGCGAATCTTGATGCCCGAAGACTTCGGCTCGGCATAACCCTTGCTGCTCAGATTACCAACGGAGACCCGCAGGTCGTTGATGGTCTTCTGATTATCAGCAGCGCCAGCCTTGACGGAAGCAGCTTTCTTGATCTTGTCCATCATTTGCCCCTTTGGTTTTTGGCACGAGCCATGTTGCGGCCAACAGCCTTCATTGCCGCCGAAGTCACGCCACCCTTCTTGAAGGTCGCGGTCTTGCCCGGGTGCATCTTTTGTTCGTGTTTCGTAACTGCTTTCTTCGCGTCCATGTGTAGCTCCTAAGTAACCGACACGGTAACCGTGCCTAGAGAAATGGTCATGGCCAACACATTCGGCGTCAGACCAGCATCATTTGACCGGCTCCCACCAACCGGAGCCCATCCCCACTCGATTATACGGCTACCGCCCTCCGGGCTACCAACATCCGCTGGGGAAAGCAGCAAACCACTGTTCCCCGACAAGATGTAGCTGGTATCCGGCCTCGGGTTGCGGATGGCCTGCGGATCGTAGATCGGATACATGCCAAGCTGGAGTTGAGGCTGATCCGGCTCCCAGCACTCAGGGCAGACCATAATGTTGACCTGCTTGGTCTTGATGGTCAGCTTTTTGAGCTTGGTCAGCTTGTAACGAAACCCGCAGCGGTCGCACTCTGCGATTGCGTTCTTGCCGGATGCAAAACGATTGCCCATTATCCGATGGACATCCTTCTTGGCACAAACCGGATGGGAGACTTATCCC